CATGTGGACCAATCCACAAAATCAAGACTTTGAATCTCAGTGGCAACCTCAGTGGTCTCGAGCTGACACAGACCTCTACGTCAAACTCAAACTCAAATGGGAGTGGATGAGTGTGGCAGATAGAACGGAAGATCTAATGTATAGAATTGTCAGCATGGGGCAAGATCTTATGAGTCGTGGACACCGTGTGTTGGTGTTTCAACAGGCCGACGACTTGCATTTAGAAATTTTTGATCATCCGCGATTTGATCTGTTTCGCAAACAGCCCTGGATCATTGATTACACCTGGCGATCAATAGTATGGCAGCACAGTCAAGGAGTGCCCAGCACCGGTGACCAGGCACCCGAACCGATCAGACATCGGCATCCGCAGCACTATCATCGGCTCAATGAATATCTGGTAGACTACATTCAATCACATGATATTGTGTGAACCAGGATGTCAGTGGCCTTTCCACTCTTTGATTTCATTTAGATAATGATCAATCATCACATGCATTTCTCGGCGTTTGGCTTGATTGAGACGTTGCAGTCTATCATGATTGTGATCCAATATAGGTTTGACTTTTTGCAACAGTGCTGAATGGTTTTGTTGACTCAACCATTTGACCTGATCAAATGCCATGCGCCATCTTCTCACATCATCTTTGGCCATTTTGTCATAGCTTTCGTCCAGCACACTGTCAAATGTTTCAAAACCCAGACTGCGCAAATGCTGCAAAAAATGTGCAGCGCCAAAATGCACAAACAGTCTGCGGGCATGCAAACACTTGCCAACTTTTTCTGCTGCCAAAAATGTGTTGCCAGTGCCCAGGGTTTCTACCAAAATGCTGTAGTAAGTTTGGTCGTAGATCTGCCAAGGTACCAGCCCACTGATTGAATAATCCAAAGTGGGTGCAACTTCCCAGGCCGGATCAAGATTGGGACTGACATAGGGCCATGGCACTGAAAGATCAGGGAAATGTTGTTGTACATAATCAGGAGTGGCTGTGCAATTTCCGCCTTGAAATATATCTCTATAGGTCACTATGGACTGATCCAACAAGCCGCTGTGCATCATACTCAACATGACATAATCTCTATGCACACGGCGTGTGCCGCAGAGACAATCAAACAAAAAAGGTCTTTCCAGTGGAAAATTTGACAGGTCTTGATTCCATTGCAAAAAATTCAGTGCCCAGGCTGGTCGATACACCACTCTTTCTTGAAGATCTTGATTGTGAGTTAGGCCAGCCACACACAACAACCACGAAGACAGGCCTTGACTTTCAATCCAGGTGACCAATTCTTGTTGTGGACGAAATTCAATGTCGGTCAGAAGCACTAGATCAAACCGGTGTACATCTAGGTCTGCAAATTCGGGTCTATAGGAAAATTCCCCCGGTCGGTCATAGTAAACTGGCAACACAGCCACAGTTATGGGCTGATCAAGAGCTGTGGCCAGGTCCACCACTTGAGAACATTCCAATCCCCATTCGCGGGCCTGCATGCCTGGTGAGTATACCAATAAATCATTGACCGAGAGTTTCACGTATCTTGTCCATGTAGTAGTTGAAGTTGATCACTTCTTTTCGTTCCCAGTCCATTTGCAAACTGCGACTCAAGTCAGGCACAGCATCGCACACAGCAGTGTGATAGTCAGGATCAAAGCCACCTATGTTTTCCATGTCATCATAGTGGTATCTGCGTTGGAACTCCTGGGTAATGGGTCTGCGGCTCATGATCCAGTTGCCAATGAATTCATATTCTGAGAACCAGCGTATGAGTTCACCGTTGCCCCAGGGTGGCACAGTGGGTTCGGGCGGGCATGAATCAATCATGGCATCCAGCCATTTCTTTTGATGCCGCTCTTCCAGAAACTTGACCAAGTCCGTGAAGTCTTGCTTGAGCACCGGCACATTTTCGCTGATAAAACAGTGTGGTGTCAATCGTTCAAAACCCAGTGCATTCTTGATGCTTTCGTAGTAGCCCCAACTGTGACGTTCGTTCTCCAGCACTTGAAAATTCAACACACCGTTCTTCATGGGCTCGTATGGTCGGATCAACAAGCAATCGCAGTCGTGCATGATCATCAAGTCATAGTTGAGATAGTCCAGAAAAGCAAACTTGATGGCCTGCTGACGCAGCCAGTAGGTTCTATAGTCGCCTTCGAACACCCAGTTGTTGACTTCGGGATACAGTCTGTAGATTTCACTGTCTGGTGCATAGTCCAGTTTGGAGGTGTCAATGCCGTACTTTTCAAACACAGGCCACAGTTCTTCTTGTGGCACAGGTGAGGCAATACAAGTACGATCTATGCCAATGAGATTGTTCACAAACTCAGGTTGCAGACTCATTATGGCATGTGGCACACGATATCGTGCCAGGTATAAAATTCTTGCTGAGGTCATATTTTTCCTTTAAATTGATTTTGATTCCATAGTGCCAGGCATCGGCCTCCAACACCGTACTCCCAGGCTTGGTCAATGGGATCAGGAAAACACCAAGGGGCCAAGTGCCAATTACAACTGGCAAAAGGAAATTCATTGGTATATTCAAAGTCGCTGTTACATTCGGTTTCTCGATTGTGTGTTATCAAGATCCAGGGTATGTTGCTGTCGAGCCAGTTGTTCCATAATTTACGTTTGTCAGCGTTGTTTAAATGTATTGCTACGTCTCTTACAAACAATAAGTCTACATTGGGAAATGCGTCTGTGGTAGCATCATGCACTTGTACCACCCGTTCAGGAAACTCAAAATGCACATACTCAATCATGTCTGGGCTGATGTCACCACCTTGGTAACTAATGTCAATGTTACGTAACAATTCACTCATCCATATGCAATCATTACATCCTGCATCAAACATGCTGGTGACGCTGTGTTTTTTAAACAATTCAATTATTCGTTGCCTTAGGTTTGCAGTATCTTTAATGCTGTCATACTCAGTCTGTGTCTGACAGGGAGTGTAAAAAGATTGAAATAATTTTTGTAGCGTCGGATTCATGATATTGAGCAACTGTTGACACATTGATACAGCCTGCCTGCAGCAATGCTGTCTTGGGTCCAGGTCTGTTCCACACTGTCAAACCAGTTCAAGCAATGTGCCAAATCATATTCGAGTGCGTTGTTTTCCTGCACCAAATGTTTTGTTTGTGCATTGCCTGGGTGGTGCATGGTTGCAGGATAAAACCCCAGATAACAACAAGGATACACCGAGCCATCTGCGGCTATGTATATTTCTTGATTGATCTTGTGCTGACAACCTATGTTTAATTCAGGCCGATCTTTGTGTGATTTCACTGTGCGATGATCAAACCATGTGATGTGATTGGCCAACAAATCTTTCACCTGCGGTATTTGATTTGCTGGGCCCGAGTCTGTGCCGATTCTGTGACTGTACTCGCCTGTGCGAGTGAACACAGGTCCTGAGTCTCTGCCATCATAGATGTTTTCAAATTTTGCAAATCCCATGTCCGTTGCCAGTTGTTTGCACTGCTGTTCTTGGTGGCGATTGTGATCAAAAGGCACGAACCGCCACACAGCTCTTCCTCCGGCGCCAATAAATGCTTGAGCATTGGCAATTATCTTGTGCCAGTCTGTGTCTTGTCTGTACAGGTGATGTGTGTCGGCCAGACCATCCAGTGCAAATCCCACTGTGACACCGGGCAGTGCCAGTCTGCGCCACCAATCTGGCGTGCGCAGGCTGCCATTGGTATTGATATACACTGGTACTTGATGTTGTGTCAAGTACTCAACTATTTCCACAGCATCCCTGGCTGATGCAAAATCACCAAGATTGCCATTGAAACTGACTCCAGCTTGCCCAAAATATTTTTTTTGAAATCCATTGACCATTGGTTCAACGCCTGTGAGTTGTACACAAAACTCAGGAGTAAAAATGTGTTTAAATTGTTGTAGGACAAGTTCGGTGATGGGATACCCTGAATTGTAGTCCAAACCACGGTAGTTTCTCATACACATGGGACATCTGGCATTGCAACGTGTGGTCAATTCAACCTGCACTCTGCGTACTTCACTGAGTTTCAACATGACATATTTATAGGCTGCTTTTTGACTAAATACATTATGCAAACACATTTTGTCCAAGTTGAGTGCGATGTCACAGCCAAGGTACACGGTCAGCCATTTCGTTATCGTTCTTATGTAAACAATGAACTGTTTGCCGAACGCACTTGGATTTGGGGCAAAAACTGCTATCTTGAAGAATCATTTCAAATACAAGCTGTTCCTGGAGTGTATCCCATACGTTTTGAAACTGTGGACGAATCCAACGGACGCATCAAAGTTCGCAATCATAGAGTGGTTGCAGGGCCAGGACGAATAATAGATTATCAAGGTCAACCAACGTTGGAGATATCAGATGCGAGCTCATGAAATTGTAGAATCAGCGTCAGCAGGGGCCACAGCCGCAGGTGGCATTGCTCCTGTAGAGTCGGCCTTGGGCATGCTGTCAAGATCTGGAGGTTCTTTGTTGACAGGTAAATATACAACAGGTTCGGACCCCACGCCTAACACGCCCAAGGAATACAAAAGGAATAAAAATGCTCGCGGACAATTTAAAAACTCTATTGGCCAGTAATTTTGCTTATTATCTCAAAGCACAACAGTTTCACTGGAACGTGGAAGGTCCCGACTTTGGTGAACTGCATGAGTTTTTTCAAAACATCTATGAGGATGCTTATTCTGCTATAGATCCTGTTGCAGAGTACATAAGATATCTTGACGAGTATGCACCTGGAAGTTTTGAACGTTTCGGCGAGCTTACACAAATTTCAGGTCAGACCAAGATACCACGTGCTCGACTCATGATTGAAGAATTGCTGGCCAACAATCAACAAATGATTGATCTGTTGAATCAATGTTTTGCAGCAGCAGAACAGGAAAATCAACAGGGCATTGCTGACTTCGTGGCCGGACGTCTGAGCCAACATGGAAAATATCATTGGCAATTGCGCAGTTATCTGAAAGACACTAGAGCATGAGTGATGATATTAGATCAATTTTAAACCGATTGGCCACAGTAGAGGGCCGACTGACCCCTGCAGATGTAAAAAAAGGTCTTAACCCTCAACAAAAGTCAGTACCACAACTGCCTGCGTTGTTTAAACCACGCAGTATCCGTGCCTTGGGCTCTAAAACAGATCCAGCACATCCCATGGACGGCTACATGGTTGGAGACAGTGTGCAGCCCAAGAAAACTGCACTTGAAGAAGCCATGCAAGAAGTTGAAGAAGACATGTTGAGCAAGGTCAAAAAAGACCTGACACAATACCTGGACCGGTTGGAAAAGAAAGTTCGCATTGATCGTGACTTGAAAGACAAAGCTCAAGACGCTGTACAAAAAGGTCAAGCCGAAGAAGACCTTGATGAGTTTGCACCGCCAGGGGGTGACGACCGCGAACCCGATGAAGAAGAAATTCTGCGTCAGTTGGCCGCACAATGGTGGAATGGCACAGAACAACAAATGGCCCGAGCGCAAAACACCTTGGCTGCAATGGGCTGGGAAATTGGTCAAGACGAGTCTGGTGATGACGATGCAGGTGTATTTGTAGTACGTGCTGGTGATGAGAATGGCGACAGTTACATGGCTTTCCCACACAGTGAATTGGATTTGAATGAAGAAATAGATACAGATCCTGCTGCCATGCAGGGTCCTTCAGATCCGCTAGACACCGAAACAGCACACAACATTGAAGCCAGCATAACTGACAAGTTAAATGCACCACAGGCTCCACAAGCACCTGCTGCCACATTTGAAATGGCAGATGGTACCAGTATTGAATGTCATGGCAATGACAATCAAGGTTATGAAATTCGACATGGCAAAAGGCAACTGCCCAGTAGATTTAAAAGTTTAGACGATGCCGGCATGGCAGTGAAGTTGTATCAAGCTCGTCAACGAGCACAGCAACGCAACTCAGATGCAGATTACATAGAAGAACGATAATCATGGTCATCAATGATTTATACAATAACAATGCACCTGTGTTGGCAGCAGTTCAATTTGTCAAAGAAGGCGTGGCGGAAGGCAATTCAAGAAACTCGTATGAAAATAATTATGTTATACTTGACCCCAATGACAAGGTAAAGGCAATAAAACAAAATTTAGAAAAAGCTCGTCGATTTCTTTTGAAATTAGAAAAGCAATTTGGACCAGGATATAAAATTAGACCTGTTGACAACATGAAAAGCGTAAATGAAAACATGGCCGACGACATGGTCGCAGCGGCACAGAAAAAATTCCCCAATGCTTACATCAGCAAAAACGGACAACAGGTACAAAAGCCCGAAAACTGGGGCAAACCATACACGCCACCACCACAAGATGCTGAAAAGATGCAACGTGACTTGACTGCCAGATATCCCAACATTGACGAACTGGTGTCTCAGGCTGAAAAAAGCCGCGACCCCGATTATAATTATGCCGAAGGTAATGCATACTATCGTGGTCGTGACGCTGAACAAAACTATCAGCGACTGCGACAAATACAACGTGTGATCCAAGGACTAAATGAAGCCACAGCAACTGCTCCTGCTGTTTCAAATAGTGCAAATCAAACTCAGCAAGGTGCTGCCAGATTCAGTCTAGGGCGAGCTTATAATTCTGCACAGGCTAGCAGTGACCCTGCACAATCATATCGAGCACTGCGGCAACAACGCAGATTGGCAGCCACTGCGCCGCCCAAGGTCACTCCTGATTACAGCAAAGGCCCAACTGGTTATGGCAAGACCACAATGTCAATGAGTCCCATGCAGACCAAGATTGCTGCTCCTGTTGCTCCTGCTGTCAAGGAACCTGTTGTTAGAATGCCTGCTGACAATAGAACAAACAAAGCCAAAGCTGGAAACCCCAACATTGCTGCACAAACACCTTATGTTCAAGGTCGTGCCGGGTTTGGCGCACATCCAACAAGGTTTGCTAAATTTAAACCAGACACTTCGGCCATGGCCAACCTGGCACAAGGCATGAACAACATGTTCAAACAACCATCAACTGTGACACCACCCATGGCCCAACCAGCTGTGCAGGTTGCTAAAACTGTACCAGCGGCACCTGCAGCCAAAAAAGAACCCATCATCATTGGTGGACAAAAGATCATGCCAAATGATCCTGCTTATGACAAGATCATGAAAAATGCTCCGGCCATGGCAGAATCGCTGTCATGGAGTCAAGATTTTGATCCTGGACTGAGTCTGTACTGTAAAATGAAACAACAATTCTAAGAACTCTGGCCTTGGGACCGAGTGGGCGGCTGCTGCCCTGATCAGTAATCATTCGCTACGATGAACATCCAAAGTGAGCAAATTTTAATTGACAATATTGTTTTTTGTGTTATACTTAAATTTTAGGAACACAACATGGAAACCAAAACTTTCAACGGCGAGCAAAAACTCAAACTTACCCAAATCATCAATGAAGGTATGGCTGTCATGCATGAGATTGATACACTACAAGGTGGGTTGACCGATACCATCAAGGCCATTGCAGAAGAGCTAGAAATCAAACCTGCTGTGTTGAAAAAAGCTATCAAAACAGCACACAAGGCCGAATTTGGCAAAGCCAAACAAGATCATGAATTGTTGGAAACAATTCTTGAAACCGTGGGCAAGACCCTTTAATTATTGTGCAACCAAAGAAATTTCAATCAAAAAATTTCATCGGAAAATATTGTTTAAGTCCATTTATGTCAATTGCCATTGACATAAATGGCGATGTGGTTTTGTGTGGCTGCTTGGGGTGGATGCCAACCACCATTGGAAATTTATTTCAAACTACATTGCAAGACTTGTTGCAATCCGCACTGGCGCAAGACATAAGACAAAGTATCATTGATGGTTCGTATGAATACTGCAACGAAAAAACTTGTGGGATTATAAACAACAATCAGCTTAATTCAATTGACACAGTACCAATCAATGTTGTACCTTTATTGAAAGATTCAAAAGAATTTATTTTACCATATGAAATTGTAATTGCTGGTGACTTGACTTGTAATCTCAGTTGTCCCAGTTGCAGAACTCGTGTAATAAAACAGTCACCGGATCAAATTGAAAAACAACAACAACTTGGAAAAATTCTATCACAAAATATTTTTACCACACCAACCGATCAAAAAATAAATTTAACGTTGAGCACCAGTGGCGAATTGTTTGCTAGCACTATGTTGTTGAATTTTGTTTCATTGATTGATTTTGACAAATTTCCCAATGTAACATTAAAAGTGCAAACCAATGGACTGTTGTGTGAGAAGAATTGGCACAAATTAGGAACAGCACAGTCAAAAATTGAAAATATCACTATAACTTTTGATGCTGCTCGATCCAAAACTTACGAAATATTGCGGCGTGGAGGCACCTGGAAAGAACTTGAGGCTGCCATGAAATTTTTGTCAAATAAAAAACGTGACACTGGTATGATATTCAACACCCGCATGGTAGTACAACAACAAAATTATCAAGAGATGTTGGAATTTTATAATTTTAGTTTAGAGCACAATGCTGACAGAGTGGAATTTGTTCGATTGACTGATTGGGCAACATATGGTTCTAATTTTTCAATGCAGGATGTTTTGGATCGCAATCACCCTGAATTTTTACAAGCACAAGAAATGATCAAACAAGTTAGTGCTTTGCCGCATACATGGTTGGCAGGTGGGTTTGAATCAGTGTATAATAGCAACACATAAATATGTACGAGTCGCTCACAGTACGAGCATGTATCAAGGCTATACCGGCCACAAACGGAGACCAATGAGTTATATTGACGCACTATTTGATCGTGAGCACGATCGCATTCATGTTGTAGAACGCCGAGATGGCAAGCGGCAGTACCGAGAGTATCCTGCCAATTATGTGTTCTACTACGACGACCCCCGAGGCAAGTTTCAAAGCATCTACGGCACACCTGTGTCAAGGTTTTCAACACGCAACAACAAAGAGTTTCGCAAGGAAGTTCGAGCACAAAGCGGGCGACAGATCTACGAATCAGATATCAATCCCATATTCCGATGCTTTGAAGAAAACTACAAAGACCAAGACGCCCCCACCCTGCACACAGCATTTTTCGACATTGAAGTTGCGTTTGATCCAGTGCGCGGATTCTCTCCGGTGACTGATCCTTTCAATCCCATCACTGCCATATCGGTATATCTAAATTGGTTGGAGCAACTGGTCACACTGGTGGTGGCACCACGCCACATGAGTCCCGAGACTGCTCGTGAGATCTGTGCGGAGTTTGAGAACACTGTGCTGTGTGAGTCCGAAACAGAAATGTTGAAAATGTTCTTGGACCTTATCGACGATGCAGACATCTTGAGTGGCTGGAACTCAGAAGGCTATGACATACCCTACACAGTGAATCGTATCACCCGAGTGCTCAGCAAAGACGACACCAGACGTTTTTGTTTGTGGGGACAGTTTCCCAAAAAGCGTATGTTTGAACGCTTTGGTGCTGAGAATGAAACTTATGACTTGGTGGGCCGTGTGCATATGGACTATATGCAACTGTATCGCAAGTACACTTATGAAGAGCGACATAGCTATAGCCTGGATGCCATTGCTGAGTACGAACTGGGTGAACGCAAGACACAGTTCGAAGGCACACTGGATCAACTGTACAATCAACACTTCCGAACCTTTATTGTGTACAACCGGCAAGATACCTTGCTGTTGGACAAACTGGACAAAAAACTGCGATTCTTGGAACTGGCCAGCGAACTGGCACATGCCAACACAGTGCTGTTGGCCACCACCATGGGTGCAGTGGCAGTGACTGAGCAGGCCATCATCAACGAAGCACATGAACGTGGCATGGTTGTACCCAATCGAAAACAGCGACTCACTGACGAGGACACACAGGCAGCAGGTGCTTATGTGGCGTATCCTAAGAAAGGACTGCATGAATGGATTGGATCTGTGGACATCAACAGTCTATATCCTTCGGCAATTCGTGCGTTGAACATGGGTCCAGAAACCATCATAGGTCAACTGCGTCCCATAATGACTGACCGTTATATCCGAGACAAAATGGCCAAAGGTGACTCCTTTGCGGCGGCATGGGAAGGTGTGTTTGCTTCGTTGGAATACACAGCAGTGATGGAACAACAACGTGGCACAGAGATTACTGTAGATTGGCAAAGTGGCGAAGAGTCTGTACATTCGGGTGCTGAAATTTGGTACATGTTGTTTGACTCCAACCAACCTTGGATTTTGAGTGCCAATGGCACCATATTCACCTACGAAAAGAAAGGCGTGATCCCTGGCCTGCTGGAACGCTGGTATCGTGAACGTCAAGAGCTACAGGCCAAGAAGAAAGACACCAAGGATGCCAAAGAGATTGCTTTCTGGGACAAACGTCAGTTGGTTAAAAAGATTAACTTGAACAGTTTGTATGGTGCTATTCTTAATCCTGGTTGCAGATTCTTTGACAAGCGAATTGGCCAATCAACTACCTTGACTGGGCGTAGCATTGCCAAGCACATGGATGCGCACTTGAATGAGTGCATAACAGGTGAGTATGATCACGTGGGAAAAGCAGTGATCTATGGTGACACAGATTCATGTTATTTTTCGGCATGGCCTGTGCTCAAACAAGAAGTAGCCGAAGGTCGCATGGCATGGTCAAAAGAAATTTGTATCCAGTTGTACGACAGCATCGCTGACCAGGTCAACGATTCATTCCCGGCATTCATGGAACGTGCTTTTCACTGTCCCAGGGACATGGGCGAGTTGATCAAGGCCGGGCGTGAGACTGTGGCGGATCGCGGATTGTTCATCACCAAGAAACGCTATGCTGTGAATGCCATTGACATTGAAAACAAACGACTGGATGTCAACGGTGCAATTGGTAAAACCAAGGCCACTGGCTTGGATTTAAAGCGAAGTGATACACCCAAAGTTATTCAAGACTTCTTGTTGGAAATTCTAAATAAGGTATTGGCTGGTGCTGGTCGTGATGAAATCATCGAACGTGTGCGTGAGTTCAAGTATGAATTCAAAGAGCGACCAGGCTGGGAAAAAGGCTCGCCCAAACGTGTGAACAACTTGACCAAGTATGGCAAGGAAGAAGAACGACTGGGCAAAGCCAACATGCCCGGGCATGTACGTGCGGCCTTGAACTGGAATAACTTGCGGCGAATGAATTCAGACAACTACAGCATGCAGGTGGTCGATGGTATGAAAACCATTGTGTGCAAACTGCGAAGCAATGCCTTGGGTTGGACCAGCATTGGATATCCCACAGACGAGATGCACTTGCCGCAGTGGTTCAAGGACTTGCCTTTTGACGACACAGAAATGGAAGCCACTGTGGTGGATCAAAAGATTGACAACTTGTTGGGTGTGTTGGACTGGGATTTGGCAGCAGCCACCAACACCGAAAACACATTTACATCATTATTTTCTTTTGAATGAAACTCAGCAAACTTGTTGAATATTTGAACTTGTTGGACAGTGAGCCCATGATGCTCAACTATAATCAAGCTGCTCGCCAACTGACAACCATTGAACATGTGGTGGCAAATCATGATGTGCAAATAGAAACATGGAGCACAAATTATATAAATCATGTTGCTGCCGTCAAATGTTCATTTGACAATGCCTTGAGTGCCTGGCACAAATTGCGGTCAGCGTTGCTGTTGCAGATCTCAGACATGGAACAACAAATGTACCAGCGCAGCCTGCAGGTATATCAAGATGAAATGAGCCAAGATACCACAGAGTATATTTTGACCCGACAACTGTCGATTGACCAGGATTCTAAACAGAAAATACTTGGAAGATTACGACAACTTGCAAATTGGCAATGGCCCGGTATGATAATTCATCCTGGTAAAGAAAAGTTTATCGAACATCTGGTGCCACTGGATCCTTTGTATTTGGTGGATATAAATCTAGATCTTTTGCAACCAGCTGTGCAGGATTTTACAAAAGAATACCAGCAACGTTTGCGATTATATCAAATCAATGACTATGAAAATCAACAACCTCTGTGGCAACTGCCCCGCAATCAATTTGGTTTGATATTTGTTTATAATTTTTTTAACTATCGACCCCAGCCGGTGTTGGCCAGGTATTTTGCAGACTTGTACGAACTATTACGTCCCGGTGGCTCTGTGATCTTTACCTACAACAATTGTGATTGGGCACACGGTGTAGCTTTGGCCGAAAGCGGATACATGTGTTATACGCCGGGTCGCCAAATTCGCAGTTTACTCAATGAGTTGAAGTTTGAAATCATTGGTGAATATCGTGGTCTGGACAATCTGTTTTGGATGGAAATTCAAAAACCCGGAGAAATTACCAGCATTAGAGGAGGTCAGAGCCTGGCCAAAATAATTGCAACTTAGTAAAAAAATCTATATAATCATACACAACATAGGAGTAAACATGAGAGATTATCTTAAAGACTTGGTAGAACACACATTGGATCTTGGCTGTATTGACTTGATCAAGATCACTGGTGATGATAAAAACACTGCAATAGTAGGCGTAGCTGAAGATTTGTCAGTGGTGCTGGAGGGAGAATTTAAAAATCCACACGCAGACTTTATGGGCACATTTGGTATGCCCAACTTGAACAAGTTAAAAATCTTGTTGAACTTGCCCGAGTACAAGGAAAATGCCAAACTTGGCTTGACCAAGAAAGCCACTGGCGCACCAGACGGCATTGAGTTTGAAAATGCCACAGGAGACTTCCGTAACAACTATCGTTTCATGGCAGCAGAAATTGTAAACGACAAACTCAAAACTCCCAAGTTCAAAGGTGTGACCTGGCACATTGAATTTGAGCCCACAGTGGCTGCCATACAACGACTGCGTATGCAGGCACAGGCCAATGCCGAAGAGCCCAACTTCCAGGCTCGTACTGACAACGGCGACTTGAAGTTCTTTTTTGGCGACCACTCTACCCATGCAGGCAACTTTGTGTTTCATGCAGGTGTGAATGGTCAACTCAAACGCACATGGTCTTGGCCGGTAGTACCGTTCATGGCTATTATGGCCTTGACTGGCGATAAAACTATCCGTATCAGTGATGATGGTGCTGCCAAAATCACAGTGGATTCTGGAGTTGCAGTTTACAACTACATTTTACCTGCACAAAGCAAGTGATGGCAGAAACACACTTACGTACTGTTATATGAATATAGCACATGTACCATTGAACGATCCAGACATAGAGTCAGCTAGTTATGAACTTATCCGTGCAATCAATCCTGATACGGTATCTCTGGCTAATTGGCAAACAGAAACATACATAGAATCTTTTGTTCACTGGATCAACTCTAGTAGTCATAATAAAGTTCAAGGTCTGAACGCTTTTCCTTATCGTGCCTATGCTGCAGGCACTACAGCAGGCATTCAGTCTTTTATACATAGACACTGCGCCAAACGTCGTATTAGATTCAGCGAGGCTGAATTTGTGGCTAGTAAAATTGTATCTAATCATACAGGTGCTAATTATCTGCATTTAGAAAAGGATGATATTGCTAAAAATGATGCTGTTGTAATAAGTTTTCCATTTTGTGGTAATGGGGGAACTTACCAGTATTATGATACAATGATACAACAGTGCAATCTTCTCGAAGTTCCTGTTTTAATAGACCTTGCATACTTTGGAATCAGTCAAGGACTTAGTTTTGATCTTACACATCCGTGTATAACCGATGTTGTGTTCAGTCTCAGTAAACCATTTGTAACACAACTACGATTGGGCTTGCGACTTACAAAAAACCATGTAGATGATGTTGTACAAAGTGAGTCGGATATCAAAATTTACAATCGTATAGCAGGCAAAGTTGCAGTAGAGCTAATGAAACAATTTCCACATGATTATATTGTGTCTAAATACTTGAATAAACAAAAAAATATTTGTCAAACACTACAAATTTCTCCTACTCCAACGTTGACTTTGGCATTAGGAAACAGCACACACAAACAATTTTATCGCAATGGATATTACAGAATATGTATAACAAATGAACTTCAACAAGAACTTTGACAACGATTACATTTACTGCGGTAAAATTGATTTAGACTGGGATATGGTCCAAACCGATTTAAAATCAATATTAACTGACACAACAAGATTAACCAGTATTATTGAACATAATGACCATGTCAGTAAAGAGTTAAGTCAAGTTACCAATCAATATTCTTTGTATGGTTACACCGCTCATAATACAAAAATTTGGAAAACTACCAATGGTCCAGACAAATTGACATTTGCATGGGAACAACATATAATTGCACAATTGCCATTGGATTGTGCAGTGGCTACCTTGACACGACAAGATCCGGGACAAATACTACCGTGGCACATGGATAGATTCTTTTTCTTAAAACAACAGCACCCAAACGATACCAGACCAATTTGGCGTTTCCTTGTATTTATGGAGGACTGGAAATTAGGACATGTACTGCAAGTAAAAGATTCTATACTGACCCACTGGAAACAAGGCGATATTGTAGTATGGCATCCTGGTACTGATCATTTGTCCGCAAATGTAGGCTTAGCGGCCAAGTGGACATGTAATATCACAGGTTTTTTAACAATATGACTGAACACAATTTAACAGAGACACAGATCGGCACAGATGGCCTTAGTAAATGGGCTGTATTTCTGCCTGCTATATCAGGTTTCTATGCCACATTTGTGGGCAAGCAACGCAACGAGCTGTATGTGGATCCTGCAAGGTTTCCACAGGGATTGACAGACATGGAACAAATGAACTGGCTCAACAGTCAGAAGGCATTGTTTCCATATCGATGGAGTTTGTATTCAGCAGGACATGCCAACTTGGATTTGACCAAACAAGATTGGTCTGAGGACATGGTTCGTAATCGCGAACCAGGCACGTTCATGCTGGGTGACTCTGGTGGATTCCAAATTGCCAAAGGCTTGTGGGAAGGTGAATGGCGTGATCCAACCAGTCAAGCAGTGCAAGACAAAATGGCTGCATTGATTGCACAAGGTCCAACTGAAGTGATCAATGCCAAAGGTAAAAAAATCAAAAAAGACCCGGCCGCTGACTATCAAAAGTTGTTGGATGCTGCTCAGAAAAAACGTGATGCAGTGTTGCGTTGGTTAGACAGCATTGCGGACTATGGAATGATTCTTGATATTCCTACCTGGGTCATACACGATAAAAAAGCCAGTGATGCTTGTGGTATCAAAACACTGGATGAAGCTGTTGCAGCAACCAAATACAACAACTTGTATTTTATGGCTCACCGTCGAGGTGCCAAAGAAGGCGGCGCCCGGTTCTTGAATGTGTTGCAAGGCGATGGTCATGCCAGTGCTGAAGATTGGTATCAGGAAATGAAAGAATTTTGTGATCCTGCTGTGTATCCCAGCACACACTTTGACGGCTGGGCCATGGGCGGACAAAACATGTGCGATGTTCAACTGATACTGACTCGACTGGTTGCACTTCGTTATGACAATTTGTTACAAGAAGGCATACATGACTGGATGCACTTCTTGGGAACATCAAAGTTGGAATGGGCTGTGCTACTCACCGTGATTCAAAGGGCTGTTAGAAAATACGTTAATCCGAGTTTTACTATATCCTTTGATTGTGCCAGCCCATTCCTCGCCACAGCCAATGGTCAGGTGTATTATGAGAATGTGTTCGAACATGATTCAAAATGGTCATATCGCATGGCACCTGTGTTGGATGACAAAAAGTATGCACAGGATACTCGCAAGTGGAGTGTGGGATTGTTAGCTGATCTGCCAAGCACAAGTAATATTAAAAACTGGCAAGACAGTCCCATCAGTGACATGCTCAAGATGAAAGATATTTGCATCTACGGACCAGGTGATCTAAATAAAAATGGCAAAGAAGGCAAAACATCGTGGGACAGTTTTAGTTATGCACTGCTCATGGGTCACAATGTTTGGATGCACTTGACTGCTGTGCAGGAAGCCAACAGACGTTTTGATGCAGGAGAACACCCTGCCATGATGCAACGTGACGGCGGTGATTACGAGTATTTTGAAAACATTGTAGAAGAAATTTTTTCAGCACCAGACAGAGCCAGTGCTATGGCTGTGATTGAACGGCCTGCTTACACAGGCAAGACTGGTTACTGGAATCAAATTGTTGGCACACGTGGATTCAAGGGCAAAAACACCACCAACTCTCATAGCCAATTTAATGCGCTGTTTGAATATGAGCAAACTGAACAAGAAGATTTTGATTCCGGCAAACTTGACAACTTGGAGACTACAGTATGAAGCGTGAAGGACATGCAAACGTTGATTTCTTTATTGGGATCGAAGTAGAACGCACACCTGCGTTTGGCAAACGCACATTGTTTGTGGTGGGGCTACAACCCATTGCTGATATTGCAGCCAAAATGGCAGGTTGTGAGCACATATTCTTTGGTGCCAACCACAGTTTTGCTCCGCAGAAAGTTGAAGAATGGGCTCAGTGGGAACGCATGGTCTCACACTTTTTGGCCCTGGGCTATTTGTGCAGCCTGGACATTCCCGTCACACATGTAGAAGAATTCAATGATGGCGGCTTGTGTGATTATCGCAACTTTATTCCACAGATTCGAGTAAGTGTGCCGTATACAAAACTATGGAATTATAATACAATGTTAAAAATAGATGACAAGGACTTTGACGCTACCAATCCCGGCGTCTGGTGCCACAGTCTACACAGCTTAATGAGCCGTGAAACATTTACCAGTTGGGATGATTACAAAGGTGATAGAGAATTATGAAATGGCTTGACAACTGGATATTACGGCGTGCCAAGCGCATCAGAAACCGTGAAAACACAGCCTGTGAGGTAGATAGATTATCAAACAGCATCTCAAGAGACACGGCGGACATTGGCAGCAGTCGGCATAGAATGAACTTTATTGTGTATCGTGCCAATGGCGGTGTGCTGGTAGAGGTCAATCGTTACGATGAACGCAAGGACCAACACCACTGTGAGTTACACATTGTACATCCAGATGAAAATCTTGGTGAGGCTCTGGGCAAGATTGTAACATTTGAAAGTTTGAAGTCTTAACATGACAAAAATCAAACAAGTCAAACATTTGGTAGGACGGACAGTGCCACCAAAGACCAACGGTGCAGCCGGACGAGAAGTAGAAAACATAATGGCAGCACATGGCTGGCCCATGCATCGTCATGGTCCGGGGGTTGATGTTCCTGCATACGGATTTGAAGTAAAAAGCAGAGATGTGGATTCAACATCGGCTCAAAACATAGGCAAGATGTTGCCTGAGGACATCAAAGTCACACCATACTCAGAATCTCCTATTCATGATAAGATACAACAACAACTCAGAGTAAAAACTCAGAATCAGGTCATTGTCAGTGCCGACATGTATGACTTTACCAATCCTTTCATACAACAAAAAATTGAAGAATCATATGAGGCAGCCAGAGCAAAAATTATTGCAGGCGATGACAGCAATTACATATATGGTGGACCATATGGAATTTTTGAACGCACCAGTCCCAAGACGTCTAGGTCTTATGACTTTAGATTGACTGATGGTGCAATGACCAAACTGGAAAACATGTCAACTTCAACTTTCAAGGACTTATTCGAATGAACCAAGAACAACGAGCAGTAATAGACCGAGTGATGCACCATGCACAGAAAAAAATATGGGTCACATTTCAAAAGGAAGGCATGCACAGATATCCTGCGGCTGCCACAAATCCTGAACTGGCCACAGGTGATGAATACGATGTTTCGTTTCTTGCACATCCTCATCGTCACATTTTTCATTTCCGGGTGTGGATTGATGTTGTACACAATGATAGAGACATTGAATTCATTCAATTCAAACGCTGGCTTGAAAATCTCTACCGAGATAATACTCTACAACTAGACTACAAAAGTTGCGAGATGATGGCAGACGACCTATATATACAAATAGCCAATCGCTATCCCAACCGAGCAGTGTGGATTGAAGTCTCCGAAGATGGCGAAAACGGTGCCTTGATCAAATACGAATTAACCCAACCCTATAACAACATTGTCATTTAAGGAGTACAACATGGCAAGACCCTCATTCAAACCCAACCCCCGAGTCACAGAGATTTTTGACGACTTGGAAGTATTCCAAGAGTTCTGTCAGGACTATGGATATCGCTACAACGAAGGCGATCTCTACAATTTTAAAACCTATGCCTGGCAGCAGTTCAGCAAGTGGCATGCTGGCAAGTATGCCAAAAACATGTGGGATGAGGACACTCGTCGCCTGGCAGGATATCGCTCATGAGAAAACTGTACTACATGGGACTGGAGTCGTATGAAGCAAGATACACTCTACAACTAACTGAATGGAATCGACGTGTGTTTGAACGTCGCGGACTGAATGTGGTGTATGTGCCGGGCTTGACCTTAGACAACAGTCAGAAGATTGTTGTGGGACAGGTGCTGGATGCACATGGCCGTAGTTATTTTGGTATGAGCCAACTCATGAACCTTGTGCGACTAATGCAACAAGGAGAAGTAACCAATGAAGATGTGATCTACTTTGAAGACATGTTTCAACCAGGCATTGAAAGCCTTCCGTACATACTCAATCAGGTTCCAGAATCTTTGCGGCCCAGGATTTATGTTCGTTGTCTTGCTCAGAGCATTGACCCTGATGATTTTGTTCATGTCTGGGGCATGCAGAAATGGATGGGCCTGTATGAGAAAATGGTGTGTGAACTAGTGCGTGATTCAGGTGGCGCTGTGCTTGCCACCAACGAAGAAATGGTCATGCACATGCGAGTGGCAGGTTGGGATTGTCCTATCTACAACATCTCAGGTCTGGCATTTGGCAAAGAGGAAGTGCTAGAACGCATTGGCGGTGTTGGCAACATTCGACCATTTGAAGACCGTCCACACCGTGTGGGCTTTGCTGCACGTTGGGATCAAGAGAAGCAACCTGGTTTCTTCATGGACTTGATTGAAATGGTTCACGAACAAGGTCCAGCGGGAGTGGAGTTCTGTGTGTACTCAGGTGGAGAACTTAGATCAAACAATCCTGAATATGTTGCTCGTGCCCGCCGCATGGAGACAGAGGGCAAACTCCGTATCTATGATAACATAAGCAAAAATGAATACTATGATCATCTCAACAACACTAGAGTTTTGTTCAACTGTGCTCTCCAAGATTGGGTCAGCAATACAGTCAGTGAAGCTGATACTCTTGGGTGCAATGTGTTATATCCGGCATACCGGTCATTCCCCGAAACCTTTGCCAATGATCCCAACAGATTGTACACGCCGTGGAGCATTGATGATGCATATCACAAGATGCAAAATTTACTGCGAGAACCACATCACAACATGGGTCTCATATCTGACTGGAACAATGGCACTGTCGACCGTGTTGTTGATATTCTTATTGGTTTGGGTGAGCACTGGAATCGGGCAGGTGCGAAATACCGTGACCACGTGGCTGAAGCCAAATATCATGTAGTAAAGGTCGAATCATGAGCACAGTTGTAGTTACTGGGGCAGCTGGCTACATTGGCGGCCAAACAGCTCTGTTGTTAAAAGACGCAGGGCACGAAGTGTATGGCATTGATCGTCGACAACCACCAAGTCATTTGCAAGGCATCTATAATAAGTTTTTGGTTGAAGACTTTGTGTCAGATGTGGCATTGAGTTGGATTATTACCAAACAACCCAATGCCATTGTTCACTGTGCTGGGACCAGTCTTGTGGGACCATCAATGACAGATCCTTCAGAATACTACAACAACAATGTGGTCAAAACACTGCGGTTATTGGATATTGTTTGTAAAGCCATGCCAAGAATTAAGTTTGTGTTCAGTAGCAGTGCTGCCACCTATGGCGAACCAATCATGCTACCCGTACACGAAGTTGATCCAGCTGAGCCTGTGTCACCGTATGGTCAAAGCAAACTCATGGTAGACATGATGTTGCAATCATATCATCGTGCATATGGTCTTGACTATGTGAGTTTTCGTTATTTCAATGCTTGTGGTGCTGATCCTCAAGGTCGACATGGTCAAGCACCCAATGGCACACATCTTATTTCTAGAGTGTTAGAAAGCACAAGAGATGACCAAGAATTCACATTGAATGGTGTAGACTTTGCCACCGCTGACGGCACTTGCATTCGTGATTATGTTCACGTGAATGACATAGCTCGAGCACACAGTCTGGCCATCTATCATGATGTTCCATCAGGTGTATACAATCTAGGCTCCAACCAAGGAACCAGTAACCGGGAAATTATTGCCGCAGCTGAGCGTATAACTGGAAAAAAATTAAAAGTGGTACTGGGAGAGGCTAGGCCGGGCGATCCTCCCATGCTCACCGCAAGTGCTGCCAAATTTGGTATGGTTGCGGGCGAGTGGCGGCATCACACATTAGATGACATGATACAACATGCCTGGAACTGGTATGTTCGATAAGATATTGGAATTTGAAACAGCACTGGCAGAGTTCACTGGCGCACCTTATGTGATCATGACTGATTGTTGTACACACGCTATCGAGCTGTGTCTAAGGTATGACCGTGTGAAAGAAGTCGTAATGACTCCTTACACATATTTGAGTATTCCCATGACCATGCACAAGCTAGGTATCAAATACTACTACCGAGAAGAGGAGTGGACCGGCGAATACCAATTCCATGGCACCCGCATATGGGACTCGGCTCGCAGATTGGAACCAAACATGTACCGAAAAGGTGCTATGCAATGTCTGAGTTTTGGGCATGACAAGCCTTTACATATAGGCCGTGGTGGTGCTATAATACTAGATGACCAGCAGGCCTATGACACAATTATTTGTATGAGGTATGATGGTCGTGATCTAAATATCAAACCCTGGATCGAACAACAAGAGTTCAGAGTTGGCTATCACTACAAGCCCACACCAGAAGAAGCTGTACAAGGTATAGCACTGCTGGAAGGACTTAAAGAACACTGCTCACTACCTCGACAAGTTAACTATCCAGATTTAAGAACAATCACTATCAAGGACTAGCATGACAGATAAAGAACAAACAGCACTGGACGCAATGGCCGGAGACGGCGGATACAAAGAAGCATATCTATCAGATGTACTTCGCTTTAAAATGAAGCGTGAAGGAAAACGCTTTTGGGCCGGAGACAACATCAGTGAATATTTGCACGATAGTGATAAAGAACATTTGATTACCGAAGCAACAGAAGCATTTGAAACAGTACTTGATCGATTGCTAATTGATAGAGAAAACGACCCTAATAGTAAAGGCACAGCACGTAGACTGGCCAAGATGTATTTCAATGAAATAATGGCAGGACGATATGAACCCCCACCAGACGCAACAGCATTTCCAAACGATACAGCGGACCGTTACGAAGGTATGTTGGTGGTACGTAGCGAGTTGCGCTCTATGTGCAGTCATCATCATCAGCCCGTTAGTGGTGTCGCTTACATTGGTATCATCGCCGCACAAAAACTTATCGGTCTTAGCAAGTACACTCGTATTGCTCAGTGGTGTGCTCGTCGCGGTACCTTACAGGAAGAGCTGTGCATAGACATTGCCAATGAGATCATGGCAGCGACCAACTCAAAAGATGTGGGTGTGTACATTCAAGCAGTACACGGTTGCTGTGAGAATCGCGGCATCATGGCACACTCAAGTTTGACACAGACCACTGTGTTGCGTGGTGCTTTTAAAACAGACGACAGTGTGAAAAAAGAGTTCATGGACAATATCAAACTGCAACAGGAGTTTGCACCAAGATGATCATAATTACAAATATCACAGGCGAAATTCAATTTCACTGGGAACCAGGACTTTTGGAGTGGTTGCAGGAACACTATCCTGCATCTCAATATAGAGTGGTAGAATTAACTTAAAGGAAAAATTATGTTTGATACAAACTACAACAGTCAAGACGTTTTAAATTATCGATCAGCAGAAGAAATTAATTCGGCCATGGGTCGTGTGTATGGGCACATGAGCCTGGCAGTACTGGTCAGCATGTTGGTCAGCTACTGGATTGGTACCACACCAGAACTTTTGCAATTCTTTTTTACCGGGGTGTTGAAATGGATTGTGATTTTTGCACCACTAGCAGCCATATTTGGTGTGAGTTACGTGTTGGCCAATGACCCGTCAAAGCAAGTGGCACAGTTGTGTCTACATGGATTCGCGGCCTTGATGGGCCTGAGCTTTGCAATGATCTTTGCTGTGTTTACCATGGGATCGATTGTGAGTGCATTCATGGGCGCTGCCATCTTGTTTGGGGTAATGAGTGGCTATGGCTACTTTACCAAACAAAGTTTGGATAGCCTGGGCAAGTTCTTGTTTGTGGGCTTGATTGCCATTGTGATTGCCAGCCTTGTGAACATCTTCATTGGATCAACCGTGATGCAAATGGTTATCAGTGCCCTGGCTATCATAATCTTTCTGGGACTCACTGCCTACGACACACAAAAGATTCGTGAAGAACTCAGTGTGGAAACTAGCGATGCGGCAGAAGTACGTGGTGCATTGACATTGTACATGGACTTTATCAACTTGTTCTTGAATTTGTTGCAGTTGTTTGGCGGTAGAAAAGAATGATCAAGTACGAAACATTAGCAGAAGCACAAGCCGCAGGAGTGGCACCCTGGGACTTAATGGTTGAACGACTCACAGACTTTCATGTGGCTGTGTTTGAAGACCGCTATCCTGTGACACCAGGACACATGTTGTTTGTGCCGCAATACAATACAGATCGAGTCATATTCGATTGTTTTGAAACAGCCATGCGAGAGGGTCGACGAATGGTTGCGGACGGAGAGTGTGATGCATTCAACATAGGCATCAACTGTGGTACTGCTGCTGGCCAAACAGTGATGTATCCGCATGTGCATCTCATTCCTAGACGGCTGGGTGATTGTGCTGACCCTGTGGGCGGTGTACGTGGAGTTATCTCAGGGCAAGCCAACTATCGAGCAGCCGGCTATCAACAGCCAGCATAAATATTTTTCTATATGATTGAAATTGTGTTTCCTAGTGGTTCACACGGACATTTTTTAACTTTCTTGCTAAACTCACTGAGTGGTGTAAACTGTGAACACAATAATGAGTCGATTTATGACCGCGTTACATATCATTCAGAGATTAAGTTTACAACCAAACGTAAAATATTAAATAGCCCACATGTGCGTGGAAGAATTAATATTGTGGTAGATAACAAATCGTATTTAAAATACATTGTTATGTGTTTGTCCCGAACAGCAGGATATGATTTTTCTATCGAAGACTTCAATAAAAATACGTTTGATAAATTAAAAAATCATGTTGTTTTAAACTATTTTATTCCTTCATTGTCTACCATCTCGGGGCAATCAGGCGGAGATGTTGATTTTCAATATCTCAGAGAATGGGCAAGATTATGTTTTTTTGCCTGCCAAGGTAGTTCTATAACTCAAATTATGAAACGTTCATTAATCAAAGATTCCGACTACACGTTTAACTTTGAATGGTTTTACAATCCAACACTGTTGATACAAAAATGTCATGACATTACCAATACATTTGATATTACACCATCAAAAAACATACTGCCTCTATTGGACAATTTTTATGCGCGAAATAGATATAAGTATGTTGATGTATATCCTGAGTTGATTATTGATTCAATTAAAAATAAAAAATCAATGCACATATCAAATACCAACTTTTTGCAAGAAGCATGGATAGATAATTGGTTAGTAGAAAATTACAACATAGATCCACTGCTAAGAAACAATTATTTTGTTAATACCTTGGATATAATTGATCAATACCATCTATAGTTCATATAAACAGCGGCCTTTGACGTTCATCCCGCTTTACAAACTCTGCCAGTCTATGCTATAATTAACATAGGAGGATGACATGGCAAATCAATTACAACTTGATCCATACAACGAAGAAATATGTAAAAAAATTGTTGAATTTTTTAAAGAAGAAATTAAGAACAAATATGGACGGTTTACACTAAATGATTTCTACAAATTTCATCAGACTGACAATTTGCAGTCGAGTAATCGTATGGTCAGCCCTAGATGTCAAACATTAACTGGAATTATCCCCTGTGCATCTTTTTATTATCTAACTAAGTTATTGGAAATACAACCATCAAAAATTGCAGACATTGGATGTGGAATGAATTTTTTCAAAGATATAATACCTGGAATCATAGGATTCGACGGCAGTGGCGAAGAGAGAGATGTCAATGAATATTTTGATGACAATTTTATTACCAAACATACAAATTTTTTCCAGTGTGCATTTTCCATCAATGCACTGCATTATATTCCAATTACAAGTTTTTATGAAAGAGTTATGGATTTTACAAAAATTATAAAACCGGGGGGCAGAGGATATCTTTCAATGAACGTGGCCCGAATGGTTGACAACACAGATAAAAAAATCTTAAAAGAGTTGTTTGACACTGATGCGCCTGATACTGGAAAACTGTCAGATTATGTAAATCAAAAAATTAAAACACTGCCTTTAAAATTTTTAATCATTGATAATTTAATTGCAGAGATCTACGACGAGTACCTAGACGGAAATATTAGATTAGTATTTGAAAAATAACTATTTTTTTAAGCGGTCTTTGGCTTCATCCCGCTATACAAACTCTGCCAGTCTATGCTATAATTTAACATAGGAGAATTACAATGGCAAAATATTACTCAACAAAACATTACGGACACAACATTGGTCTGTCAGCGGTATTCCGCCAACCCAACGCAGATCATTCACATTGTCATTTGCTACATGGCTACAGTCTAGCGTTTACATTCACATTTGGATGCGACTCATTAGACAACAAAAACTGGGCCGTGGACTTTGGCGGACTCAAACCACTCAAGGCCTGGCTGGAAGATCATTTTGATCACAAGTTGGCCTTGGATAAAACTGATCCACACTTGGCCAAGTTCCAAGAACTGGAAGCATTGGATCTAGCTGAGATTAGAATTTTTGATGGTGTGGGTGCAGAGAAATTTGCCGAACATGCTTTTAACTTTGCTGATGAATTGATTCGACAAAAGACCAACGATCGTTGCTATTGTGTCCGAGTTGAGTGCGCTGAACACGGTGCCAACAGCGCCATCTACGAAGGTAATAGCGATTGGAACGAGGACTTGTTGTATGGCACCTGAGTATGATATTGCAATGTTGCTGGCCACAAGAGGCCGCACTGACAGCCTGGGCCGTAGTGTTCGCAGCCTGATTGATCTTGCTGATCATCCCGAACAACTACAGTTGATGTTTGCGTTTGACAATGATGATGTGGCAGGTACTGAATACTTCAAGACGGAATTACAACCTTGGTTGGACGAACGCAATCTCAATTACACTGCCATGCAGTTTGAACGTCAAGGCTATCATAGACTGCACATCTACAACAACAAATTGGCCGAACACACTGATGCTCGTTGGTTGATGATTTGGAATGATGATGCTGTGATGGAAACCCAAGGTTGGGACACAGAAATCATGCGGCATGAAGGTGAGTTCAAACTGCTGGCATTTCATACTCACTTGGATCATCCCTACAGTATCTTCCCTATATTACCACGCAAATGGTATGAACTATTGGGCTATATCTCTCCGCACTCAGTACAAGATGGCTGGCTCAGTCAACAGGCCTATATGTTGGACATCTGGGAACGCATACCTGTTTGGGTGTTGCATGACCGTGCCGATATTACCGGCAACAACAATGATGCCACATTCCGTGAACGTGCTGCCTTGGAGGGTCGCCCCATGGATGAGGCAGATTTCCACAGCGTGACACAGATTGAACTACGTCATCAAGATTGTGCCAAGTTAGCCACATACATGCACAGCCAAGGACTCAGTGTTGAATTCTTTCAAAACATTTGGAAAGGCACACAAGACCCCTGGGAAAAATTGGCCCAGAATGACGTTAACAAGCAAATGGTGCAATTTGACAATCCGCATCGGCACTTTGCCAAGTGATTAAATACAGGATGACATACAAATTAGCCTGGGTTCAACCCAATTTCCAACAAGGACCCAAAGAATTCAATGCATATTACTTGCCATATTCGGCAGGTGTGGTATGGAGTTATTCACTGCAAGACCCCTGGATACGTGAAAGATTTGAAGTTACTGATTGGATATGGCGTAGAGATGCTGTGGAGCCTTTGGCGCAACGACTAGCCAAAAATGAAATTGTAACGTTCAGCACGTATGTGTGGAACCATCGTTATAACTATGCCCTGGCTCGACGTATCAAAGAAATCAATCCTGCAGTGCTGACCATATTTGGTGGACCAGAAGTTGCCATAACTGATCCTGATTTGTTCCGCAAAGAATCATTCATAGATCTTGTGATTTGTTATGAAGGTGAGATAACTTTCAAACGTGTGTTAGAGCATTTTGAAACTCGAGACTGGGAAACAGTACCTGGCCTGCTGATCAACAGAAATGGTGAAGCAGTAAAAACACAAGACGCTGAACGCATTGAGTCATTGGATGAAGTGGCCAGTCCTTATTTGTCGGGTATCTTTGATCAAATGATTGCTGACCATCCCGAAGTCACATGGCAAGGCACACTGGAGACCAATCGCGGTTGCCCGTTTGCTTGTACATTCTGTGACTGGGGAAGCCTAACATACAACAAGGTCAAGAAGTTTGAATTGGAACGTGTGTTTGATGAACTGGAATGGATGGCCAAGCGCAACTTTGACTGGATCTCAATCACCGATGCTAACTTTGGCATGTTTCCCGAACGTGATGGCATGATTGCAGACAAAATCATTGAGATGCAAGAAAAGTATGGCTCACCAAGAACATTCAGTGTGGCCTGGGCCAAGAACCAAAAGAAAGAAGTCATAGACATTGTGAAGAAACTGCTGGATGCACGTGGCTTCAATCAAGGGCTTACACTGAGTGTGCAGAGTTTGGACCATGATGTGTTGGAGAACATTCGCAGAAAAAACATGGAAATGAACAAGCTGAACGAAGTGTTTGAACTGTGCGATCAACGCAACATTCCTGCATACACAGAATTAATCTTGGGATTGCCTGGTGAAACTTTGGAAACATGGAAGAAGAACTTCTATGCCCTGTATGACTTGAATCAGCACACAGGCATCACTGTGTTCCAGGCACAGTTGTTGGAAAATGCCGAAATGAACCTGTTGCAAAAGAAACTGTTCAAGATTACCAGTCAGCCTGTTACGGATTACTTTGCTGGCAGTTACAGTGTGGAACACATTGAAGAAAGCATTGATGTCATAACAGGCACCAAGGACATGCCCACTCCCACCATGTTGGATGCGCAGATTTTCTCATGGTTCCAGACCACATTCCACATCAATGGCTTTGCCACCCTGGTTGCACGTTTCGTCAACAAGTACATGGGCATCAGTTACAACGACTACTATGAAGACTTGTTTGAGTACTTCATGACCAATGAGTGGCTGATCAAAGAAGAAGCCGAAACCAGGCAATACTTTGCCAACTGGATGAATACTGGCAAGATAAATCATCCCAAGATTGGTGTAGAAATACACGGCTGGAACATCATTCACAGAACAAGTATGAACATGCATCAAGAAGATCGTGTGGACGAATTATACGATTTCCTGGAAAAGTTTTTACAACGTTACAACTGGCCCGAAGACTTGTTGGCCAGTTTGATAAAACTGCAAAGAAACTACTACATCAAGTACACGGATAGAAATCAATATCCCATGAATCTTGACGTAGATTACAACATCTGGGATTATCTCAGTTTCAACCAGCCCTTGGAAAAAACTGCCACAACTTATCGCTTGGATTTTCCCGAAGACAAGACCATGAGTTTGAATCGATTCCTTGAACTGTTTTACTTTGCAAGACGACGAAACTTTGGCAAGGCCACAGTGGATCGCATTGGCATTGAAAATGCCAAAGGCACACGTCGCGGTGCCGGCGCTGCCAAAGCACAAGGTGCTTTTTCTATAAAAAAACAGCACCTGGGGTCATAACAATGTCAAGACTTTTTACATTTGGATGCAGTTTTACCAACTATCGTTGGAGTACCTGGGCCGACTGTCTTGCCCCAGAATTTGATGAATTTTACAATTGGGGGCAAAGCGGTGGCGGCAACCATTTCATATTCAATTCTGTAATGGAGGCCGATCAGCGTTATAAATTTGGTGCCAATGACACAGTGGTAGTGTGTTGGACAGACTTCAACAGAGAAGACAGATATCAATGGAAATGGCTTACATTTGGTAATGTCTATCACAATAGATTATACAATCCAGAATACACAAGACGAGAATTCACTGAGCGGGGAAATTTAATCAGAGACCTTGCGTATATAAAAGCTGTAAAAGTGTTGTTGGAGTCATG